CAAAACTAATAGAAAATTAATATGGCTGAGTCAGTTGTAAAAGGTTATTTTCCGAGTCAAATTGTAAGTGACATAGAAAAAGTTAGTGCAGAGTACGGCTTAAAAGTAGCTAAGGCTATAGAGTACGAGTGGTTTGATAGGTCAAACTCAAATCATAGATATAATCAACATCAAATGGAGTTTCATAGATTAAGATTATATGCTAGAGGAGAACAGCCTATACAAAAGTATAAAGATGAACTATCTATAAACGGTGACTTATCATATCTTAATTTAGATTGGAAGCCAGTGCCTATTATACCTAAGTTTGTAGATATAGTAGTAAATGGAATATCAGAGAGAACATTTGATATAAAAGCTTATTCTCAAGATCCTTACGGTATGAGTAAGAGAACAAAATACATGGAATCTATAATAAGAGACATGCAAACAAAAGAACTTTCTGACTTTGCTCAAGAAGCTTTTGGTATGAGTTTATTTGAAAATCCACCCGAAAAACTACCTGATTCAAAAGAAGAATTAGATTTACATATGCAGCTTAGTTATAAGCAAGGTATTGAATTAGCTGAAGAGCAAGCTATAAATGTTTTATTAGACGGTAATAGATACGATTTAACTAGACGCAGAGTTAATTATGATTTAACAACTTTGGGTATTGGTGCTGTAAAAAACACTTTTACAACTTCTGAAGGTGTTAAAGTAGAATACGTTGATCCTGCTAATTTAGTATATTCGTATACTGAAGATCCAAATTTTCAAGATATTTATTATGTAGGTGAAGTAAAAACAATACCTATAAACGAGCTTAAAAAAGAGTTTCCAAATCTAACTGATCAAGAGCTAAAAGACATAGAGTCTCAAGCAATACATTCAGATGGCTATGCTAATAGTAGATATGGTTCAACCTATTATAATGATAAAAACCAAATACAAGTTTTATATTTTAATTATAAAACTTATATGAATGAAGTTTATAAAGTAAAAGAAACAGCCACTGGAGCTGAAAAAATAATATTAAGAGACGATACATTTGATCCACCTATAAATGAAATGTCTGGTAATTTTGGTAAAATATCAAGATCATTAGAAGTTTTATATGAAGGCGTTTTAATATTAGGTTCAGATATGTTGTTGAAGTGGGAGCTTGCTAAAAATATGATGAGACCTAAAAGTGATTATAGCAAGGTTAAAATGAATTACGCTATGTGTGCTCCTAGAATGTATAGAGGACGTATTGATTCATTAGTTAAGCGTATTACTGGTTTTGCTGATATGATTCAATTAACACATTTAAAGTTACAGCAAGTTATGTCAAGAATGGTGCCAGATGGTGTTTATCTTGACGCTGATGGTTTAGCTGAAGTTGATTTAGGTAATGGAACTAATTATAATCCGCAAGAAGCTTTAAATATGTTCTTTCAGACGGGATCTATTATAGGTAGATCTTTCACTTCTGAAGGCGACATGAATCCAGGTAAAGTACCTATTCAAGAAATAACATCTGGAAACGGTGGTGGTAAATTACAAAGTCTTATATCTAATTATAATTATTATTTGCAAATGATAAGAGATGTGACTGGATTAAACGAAGCAAGAGATGGTAGTACGCCAGACTCTAAAGCTTTAGTTGGTGTTCAGAAGCTAGCAGCTGCAAATAGTAACACAGCTACAAGACACATACTTCAATCAGGTGTAACAATAACACAAGAGTTAGCTGAAGGTTTATCATTAAGAATATCTGATATACTGGAGTTTTCACCTGCTAAAGATGCTTTTATACAAAAAATAGGAAATCATAATGTAGGTGTTTTAGAAGATATTAAAGATTTATACCTACACGACTTTGGTGTATTTATAGAACTAACACCTGATGATGAAGAAAAACAAATGCTTGAGAATAATATACAAGCAGCTGTATCTGGAGGTTTGATAGATTTAGAAGACGCTATTGATCTTAGAGAAATATCAAATATAAAACTTGCTAATCAATTACTTAAATTAAGACGTAAGAAAAAACAAGAAAGAGATCAAATGATGCAGCAAGAAAATATACAAGCTCAAGCTCAAGCTAACGCTCAGGCTCAGCAAGTTGCTGCTCAAGCTGAAGTACAAAAATCACAAGCATTGTTCCAAATACAATCACAAATGGAGCAATTAAAAGCTAAACTAAAAAATAACGAATTACAGCAAGAAGCTAATTTAAAGAAAGAGCTCATGAGGTTGGAGTTTGATTTTAACATGCAGTTAAAAAACATGGAAGTTGAAGGAGCTAAAAATAAAGAATCTTTTAAAGAAGATCGTAAAGACGAAAGAACTAAAATACAAGCAACTCAACAAAGCGAGTTGATTGATCAAAGAAAAAATGACTCTGGCCCTAAAGATTTTGAATCCGCAGGAAACGATATTATGGGTGGAGGATTTGGATTAGGTTCATTTGAACCAAAATAACTAATTTTATAATATTATATTATGGCTAAAAAAGAAAAAGTAGTCGAAGAAGTAGTAGAGAAAGTTGAAGAAACTAAACCTGTTGCTAAAGAGACAAAGAAAGGTGATGATCTAGTACCTGAGGTAACCGTTAGTGAAGACGGTGTGCCTAAAGTAGATTTTACAAACTTAGTACCAAAGAAAGATAAAGATGCCGATACAAAGCAAGAAACAACAGACGTGGCTACAGATAAACAAACCGAGTCTGTACAAGAAGTGGAAGAAGAAGTACCACAACAACAAGGCTCCGTTCAAAATGAAGAGCCAGTTGTTCTTGAAGAAATAACGGAAGAACAGGTACAAGAGAAAGCTGAAGATTTAGCAGAAGAAGTTGAACAAGCTTTAGACAACGAAGACAGAGGTATTGATCTACCTGAAAATATACAGAAAGTTGTTGATTTTGTAAATGAAACAGGTGGAACTTTAGAAGACTACGTAAGATTAAATCAAGATGTAGATGCTTTAAACGAAGAGCAACTACTTGTAGAGTATTATCAAAATACTAGACCACATCTTGATCCTTCTGAAATAAACTTCTTAATTGATGATAAGTTTTCAATTAATGAAGATGAAGAAGACGAAAGAGATATTAAAAGAAAAAAGTTGGCTAGGAAAGAAGAATTAGCAAATGCTAAAAATCATTTAAACAACTTAAAAACAAAATACTATGAAGAAATTAAAGCCGGCTCAAGATTAAGTCCTGAGCAACAAAAGGCTGTTGATTTCTTTAATAGATATAACAAAGAAAAAGAATCTGCTAATAAGCAGGTTCAAACTTTCAACAATAAAACTAACCAGGTTTTCAATGACAGCTTCAAAGGTTTTGAATACAAGGTCGGGGACAAAAGGTTTAGGTTTAATGTGAAAAACCCGAATGAGGTAAAAGAAAGTCAAAGCAACATTAACAACTTTGTTAAGAAGTTTCTTAATAAAAGTAATGAAATGGAAGACGCTGCTGGCTATCATAAATCTTTATTCACAGCGATGAATCCTGATGCAATCGCTAATCATTTCTACGAACAAGGTAAAGCTGATGCTATGAAGCAAAGTGTTGCTAATACAAAAAATATCAGTATGGACCCTCGTAAAAGTCAAAGTGGCGTACCTCAACAAGGTACAACATATAGATCCGTAGACGCTGATGGGCAGGTTGTTAAGTGGGGATTTAAAAAACGAAAATAAATTTAAACTTAAAAATTATTAATTATGGCTTTAGCTGGAACTGGCGCGGAATTACAACACGTAGTACCACGCCCAAATAAACTCGCATATGACAATAACTATTTGTCAATTGCAGATAACGATTTCAACTTTGCTAAGCAGTTTTTACCAGAAGTTTATGAGAAAGAAGTAGAAAGATACGGTAATCGTACTATCTCTGGTTTCTTACGTATGGTAGGTGCTGAAATGCCTATGGCTTCTGACGAAGTTGTATGGACTGAGCAAGGTAGAATTCATGTAGCCTCTAACAACGCGACTATCGCAAACGTTGGAGCTGGACAAGATAGAATTACTTTAGTAAACGATCCTGGAACTTCAGGCGCAACCGATCAAGTATTTCAACAAGCTACCGAACAAATTAAACTATATTCTGAAGGTGATACAGTTGTTATTTCTCAAGGAAATAAAACTGTAAAAGCAAGAATATCTGGATTTGGTGGTGGTGGAGTTACATTTGATGTAGCTGCTTATGGACACGATAAGATCGTAGGTAATGGTGGAAACGACGCAGGATTTAGTGCTGCTGCAGTAAAACTATTTATTTATGGTTCTGAGTATGCAAAAGGTACTGATAACGATAAACAAAAGTCAGTAGACGCTCCGTTCAGAAAATTCACTAACAAGCCAATCATTTTAAAAGGTAAGTATGAGATCTCAGGATCTGATACAGCTCAAATTGGTTGGGTTGAAGTAGCTACTGAAGCTGGTGCTTCTGGTTACTTATGGTACTTAAAATCTGAGTCTGAAACAAGAATTAGATTTGAAGACAAACTAGAAATGGCAATGATTGAAGCTGAAAAAGCTGTTGCTGCTTCAGGTTTAGCTGGTACACAAACTACAGGTAGTGAAGGTTTATTCTCTGCTGTTGAGTCTAGAGGTTTGGTATATAACGACCAAAACTTTGGAAACGCAAATGCTGACGCTGGTATTCTAGAATTTGATAATATTTTACAAGAGCTTGATAAGCAAGGAGCTATTGAAGAGAACATGATGTTCTTAGACAGAGCAACTGCTTTATCAATTGATAAAATGTTAGCTAATCAAAATTCTTATGGAGAAGGTGGTACATCTTATGGTGTATTTGATAACTCTGAGGATATGGCGCTTAACTTAGGTTTCTCTGGATTTAGAAGAGGATCATATGACTTTTATAAGTCTGACTGGAAATATCTTAATGACTCTACAACAAGAGGCTTAATTGCTGACATTGAGGGTATTATGGTACCTGCTGGTACAAGTACAGTATACGATCAAAGTTTAGGTAGAAATATTTCAAGACCTTTCTTACACTGTCGTTATAGAGCTTCAGAAGCTGATGACAGACGTATGAAGTCTTGGATTACTGGATCTGTTGGTGGTAACTTTACTTCAGCATTAGACGTAATGACTGTAAACTTCTTATCAG